AAAAGTGCCTGTGTCATCCACGCTGACATCTGGATGCACTAATTGATCCGCTATGGCTTGGACTGTGCGATTTTCTAAACCTTGAGCTCCTTGAAACAATGATGCTGTGGCTGTGGAATAATGAAAACAATCTAGATACACTGCTTCTTCTGTGAGTTTTTCTAGGAACACCCCTGGTTCTAATGTGCTACCATCTGCTGTGTATCTCTGTGTCAGTGTGTATAGGCTGTCATCAACCACAATCAAATCTTTAAATGCTCCGTTGGTTGTCCATTTAGTCCAACCCACGACTGTGTATTCTGTGTTAACACCTAATACAGATAGAGTACCATCATCATTGAGTGCAAACACAAAGTTGTTGTTACTGTTGTCATAATTTTTAAGGTATGCAAGATTGGTTGCATTTGACAATATGTCGTGATGCACTAGATTGTAATTTTTTGCTGAATAAGCATCTGTGTTAAAGTTATAAACAAATGCTCGTACTGCGGCACCACCCCGTTGAACGAATAACACTTCGTTGTCTACCACTTGTGGCACTGTCTTACCTAAATCTAAACCATAACGTGTTTGTTGTCTTACTAATACGTTGCTAGGAGTCACGGGCTCACCAGCCATGTCAAACTCACCATCTGATGTGAATATGAATAATGATTGCTGTGACACAATGTGTCTAATGATGTTTAATTGATCTGAAGCAATGGTAAATTGTATTCCAGAGGTGTCTGTGATTTCTCCTGTAACAGTACCTGTGCTGGATACCACTCGAGAATAGTTATCAAAGTTAAAAAAGTCTCCTGATTGAGACCCAAATATGGTTTGAGGTTTGTCTCTGGTACCTCCAAATATCAATCTGTTTTGATGGAATGAAACTGATCTAGGCCACCCACCACCCAACGATGCTGATAGGTTTGAAAAAGCATCAATCTTCCATTCGTGTCCTTGTGCTGTTTCGTTGTCTACTAATTCGTATTCTATCTCACATACTGCCACTGTGCTGGATGAAATAGATTTAATTCTTGCCATACCACCATTGACATCAATATGCATACCCACGTGTCCATTGGGATAAGCGGCATTAACCCAAGCATATGTGCCTCCTGCCAGTGTGAAGTTTACGTTGGCTCCTGAAGTAGATGCTGGTGTAAGAGTAGAATCAAAATTAAAATTTGCTTGAGGCACGTGGTCAAAATCTATGTATGTGCAAGTCCAATCTGTGTTAGTTGCTCCTCGCACCAATTCCATGGGTCTTATGTCTGGATGTACTAGAATCATGTAATCAAATGATTGTGCATAACGCACATCATTGACTTGATCATCAGCTATGGGAAATGTATTACCGGCAACACCATCTGTCAAAACTTTTATTCTAACATCATTGTAGAAGATGTGCATCTTAGCGGCCGCAACGGAATCTCCGCTGGGTTCTATTATTATTACATATTCTTGCTCATCTGAAAATTTAAATGAAAACATTCTACTGTTGATGTTAAAACCATTTGTAACTAAAGGTGTTACACCATCTGGTGTGGTAGAATTATCTGGATTTGGTGATATAAATTGAAAACCTTTTCTTTTGGTAATACCTCCTTGTGGTAAACAAAGAAAATTTTCACAGGTTTCTAGTCCTGCTTTGTATATGGGAGTGTCTCCTCTACCTTGGATGTAAGGTCCTACCTGTCCTTGTGTAAAGTTGTTTTGAGTAAATTTTCGTGTTGCCATTCATATTACTCGCTGATTTGACCAACTGCACCGAAATGTGCTTCAATTAATCTACCTGCGGGCATAACATTTCTTGGTGGTTCTTCTTGTCCATCAGCGATCCTTGCCGCTCTTATTTTGATGTTAAAATCATTGAGCAATCTGTCGCTCAATGTGCCAATTCCTGTGATTGCTTCATTGATTTCATAGGCCATTTTTGATACCAATGCTTCAATAAAAAATACAGGAAAATATTGTTCATCCATGTCTTGGATATATTCTAAAAACACTGTGGTATTATTAGAATAAATTTTTTGTCCTTCTACGCTGTAATCTCGAATGAGGCTACCATTTTGATCAAACACGCTCTTGATACGAATTATGTCTCCCGGCAGTGAATGTGCCTTGGTATATTTTTTATCTGTGGGTGTTTCTGCCAATAGATTTAATTCTTGTTTTGCTACAGCAAAATTCCAAAACGTATAATACAACAAACCTTGTTTGGTAGTTTCATACATCGTAGAACACACATTCGCTTCGTGTGTGCCTTCTGTCATGGATGCTATTGTTGCGGCACCGCATTTTAATAACGCTTTGTTTGATATGGAAATATTTGTTTCAGTCATTACGGGATCCTTTGTGATTATTTATACAGTATAAAAGAAGACAGGCCCTTAACGGGCCTGTCTCTATGTTTATTGCAAAACTATTACCGATAATTGAAATTATTCAGCAACGTTAATAGTCACAACACCTTCTGAATCAATTACAGTTGATCCACCTGACATTGTACCTAATACTAGGTGCGATGCTTTGTGAGGAACGTAATCGATTCTAGCCTGAATGTCCTGTGCAAGAGCAAGACCTACTGCTTCTTTTTGAATTGCGAAGCAAGTTCTTACACCCGCTGTAGTTCCAGCACCATCTAATAAATTAGAAACTATTACTCTGAAACCAAACACTGATGGAATGTATCCAGTTGCTAGTGCTGTGTTTGTGATAACACCATTGTCTGATGATACTAACGTAGTGTCAGTTAATAGATCAGTTAACACGGCTGGTGATATAATCAAGCATCTATCCATATTTGGTACATCTAAAGAGTTTAATCTTTCGTGTACTTTTAATAGATTAGCTTTTGTTAACCCAGAAAAGTTAAACGGTGTTTGATCAGTATCTGCGTTTGTGTTTAATGCACCGATGATTTCATTATCAACACCTCTTGCTAAAGCCGCACCAATTGATTGTGCAAAAGTGCTTCTTAGATCGATGTTAGTTTTGAACTGATCCATATCTTCGATGTATTCTCCAGAATGGAAATTATTAAGTGTAGCAGTCACAACTGATTGTGCCGCTTCACCACCTGAATAAGTTGCTCCACCTAGAGATTTGCTTGAATCAGACATTGCGATAATATCCGCAAATCTGTCTTTGTTTTTTAAATATCCACCTTTACCAATTTTGTGGAATTTGTATGTTGAACCAGTAACGTTTCTTACAACTCTTACTGAATCAACAAGTTTTGATGTCTGTTGCTGATACGCTTGTTTGACATCATCGGACCACATAGTAATAAAACTATTACTAACTGTTCCTCCTGCATTAGATAAAGCCATTGCTTTACTCCTTGTTGTTGTTTGTTTGTTATAATAAAACGCTGGGAATTGTGTTTTTGTTTTCAGGGTCCTTGCGGATTGTCCCTACTAGCAATGAACGTTCTTTGCTTGTAGTTTACAGCACTACCAACTGTCCTAAATTATTAGACATCAGCGGGTTCTTGCGAATTGTCCGCACTGTTATTTATAATCCTGCATAAAATAATCATCGTGAGTTATAGTCAGCCACGGGAAGTGTTGTATTAGATCTTTTTCAAATGTTTCGTAGCGTGAAAGATTACTTTCGCACCAATCCAATGTTTGATTGCTGGCAGTTTTGCCTCTGTCGGCATGGAGAGGACCACCATCAAATCCTATGAGATGTAGATGTGTGTAACCCAAACGAGCGGCTAATATTATACACCATTCTCCAGATAATAAAAATTCAAAATGTTGCCCAGGCAGGGGTTCTATTAATTGTATGTTGGGAATGTTCAATCGTTGAGACACTGGTCTTCTACGCACTCTAGGCACAAACACTGTGTGGATGCCATCTCTAGACATACCCGTTAATATTTCTGGATCCTGTGCTACTAAAAATGTGGGTAGGTATGTGCGATATATGGTGTTACTGCCAAATGTGGTCACTGGAATAGAATTTAAATCATATTGATTGCGGCTAAGACCATTGCCAATAATAAAACACTGTTTCATTATCTAGGTTTTCATTAGAATTACCACAATGGTAGATAGCAATCCAGCAATCACTGTGCCCGCAGAATAGATCACAGTGCGTATAGTGCCTGATCCATTTTTTTGCATACACTGTGTGATCTCATCCAATTTGCGCTCTATGTTATCCAATCGCTCATTGATGCGTTTGAAACGCTGTGTGCATAACTCCACGTGTGCTTCTAGATTGGTGTGTTCGATACTGCCGTTGCTCATAGCCACTCCTTGGGATCCAAATCATGAATTGGATGACAAACGAGTATGTCTTCTCCCTCTTCCAATATGTTGTGAGATCCGCTGGATATCTCTGTAAAACAGTGCTCTCTGTCTAAAAATTTGTAGTCCACTCGCTCTGGCTCAAACTGTCGTAGCCATAATAGGATGGTTTTCACATCAAAATCCTTGCAACTGTATACATCTAACTGTATTACAG